GGCCAGAAGGCCCGGAGCGGCGGTCGCGGGCCGGCAATTCCCGGTGGCGTCCAGGACGGCGATGCCGCCCGCGAAGGCTTTCACGCCTTGGGCCAGGGGGTGGACGTACTGGAGCCCCAGGCGCCGGGGGGTGGAGGTGTCGGAGGTGAGGGCGGCCATGGTTACTCCTGGGCGTTGAGGGTCTTGAGGAAGGCGTCCCGATCCAGGCCGCAGGCCACGCGGACCGCCTCCTGCTCCGGGGTGAGGTCTGTCGCTCCCGTCGCCTGGCCGGGGTTGGCCCCGGTGGCGTGGGAGGCAGCTGCGAGGGGGGGCGCTGTCTCCAGGTATTTCTTGAAGCCATTCATGTCCCGGGTGGCGTAGTCCGTGGCCCAGGCTTCCAGGGCCGGGGGCACCTTGCCGGCGCTCATGGCGGCGGTGACCAGGGAACTGACCTCCCCGGCCTTCACCTGGTCGCGGAGCTGGGCCAGGCTGTGGGCGGTCTCGTCGTAGACCTTCTTGGGCACGTACAGGGCTGGGTCCGGAGGGCCCGCGAGCCGGGATTGGACCGCCTGGGCAACGGTGGAAAGGCTGGATCCCTCCGCCAGGCCCACAGCCTTGGCGAGCTGGTTGGAAGCGGCCGTCTGCGCGGAATGCTCCGCAATGACGGGTTTGAGCCGCTCCAGGACCCCGTCCGGGGGCGTGGTGGCGGGCAGGTTGAGCAATGCGCAGAGCCGCTCGTGCAGCTCGTTCATGGGGCCTCCCTGGCGGCTGGCCGCCGCCTGCAAGCGCAGATTGGGGGTGTTGGTGAGCCCGGCCCCGGTCAGGGCCAGGACGTCGCCGGACTTGGGGTCGTAGGTGAAAACGGGCGAGAGGTAGCGGTATTCCTTGGCCTGGAGGCAGGCGGCGGCCGTCTCGGTCCAGGCGATGCGAGCCCAGACACCATCCGTGCGGCCTTCCAGCTCCTTGATCCAGCCGGCGGCGGGAATGGGGCCGGTCTTCTGGGCGGCGTCGAGGGACTGGTGCTCGTAGTCCACGCACAGGTCGCAGGACCAGCGGGAGAAGGCGGCCAGGATTCCGGAAGGGTCCATCACGCGGTATGGGCCTCGACCATCCCGTCCCGTGAAGGTACCCACTGGGAGGAGTTGGTACCATTCGGCCAAAGCTTCCCCCACCATGGTGTCGGGAAGGGCGTTTGCATGGCTAGCTGTCAGGTGGGACATCTAAGCTCCGCTGAGCCATAAACGTCCGTTTCCACCTGGATTCTTGAACCGAAAAGCGTTTAGGAATTGTTTGACTGAATAAATGCCAAGCCAGCCCTTGGTCTGGCTTGTAATAAGATGCCTTATTTAAATGCATCCCCTGTGTTAGCGCATAATTCAATACATCTCTTTACCCAACTCTCATACCAGTACCATGTTCCTTCTACGACGGCGCCGTATCCCTTGGTTGGGTTTTTTGCGTCCTCTCCTTTCCACATCACCACGTGATCGGGGTTAAGCCGGAATTTTGGATATCCTGCCTTCTGAACTTCGGCTACTACATGCGATGGTCGAAATTTTGAACGCTCGACTTCCTTCTTAACCCAATATTCCTTGTCGATAGTTTTCGCCAATTCTGAATTAGGATCAATGAATTCAACCACCCGATCAGCCTGTCCTGGCCTATTGACAATTTTTTTCTTGAATAGCAGCCTATAGGCATAATGAGGGCTGTTGTATTCGTCGTGCGTCAATGCTGCATCAAAATCAGCAATATAGGCCTTTAGTCTCTCGGGGATGGAAGCTTGAGGCTTTTGTCCAGTAACTTGTTCTTCGGAAAGTTCAATGAATTGGAGGCTATAAGTTAAATAAGAGTCCAGAGAAAGCCGTTTTCCAAAGAGCTTTTTTAGATATTCATTATAGTTGATGGCGCATGCCTGATATCTTCCGCTTAAATAATTGTCTAGAGAGCGCGTCATTTGGTGTTCAATTTCATGCCGCAATCCGATCAGGAATTTTAAGTTATTTGAAGTGTCTTTATCGATCGGTGATTGTTTATCGTTTAAGCATCTTTCAAGCTCCCAGTATTTAAATGCTCCACGAGTTGTTCGATCAAATTTTCTTCGTTTTCCATTTTTCGTAAAATACCTATATTCAATTTTTTTCTTTCTAAGATAAGCATGCATTAAATAAGTCCAGGCTATCATCATTAGTACGATGTAAGTTTCCGATTTAAACGAAACATGTGGATCGTTAAATACGCGGATTGCGCATAATGCGGCTTCTCTCGACTTTGAAATCAATTCTGTCGCGACTGACCCGATACTTCTGTTTTTTGTTGGCATTTGATCTAGTTCCTCAAAGGCAGATCAGTGGTAGCCATCCAAGAGATAAAATGATCGAAGCTTGTGGATTATGGCTAAATTATGCCACCCATCTACGAATTGCAAGCGAGAACTCGCAGCCATGCCACCACCTTCTTCTCTAGGTTGCTCAGATCCTGCCCTCCGAGCCCGAGGAATGGCCTCGCGGGAAGGGTGACGGACCTACGGAACCCGGCCTTGGGCACTCGGAGGGCCTTCTTCCCCTCCCTGGGCTTAATGGTGCCTCCCTCTTGATGGATGCGCGCGTACACCATCATGGATCCAACGGCTACGGCCTCTTCCCCTTCCAGCTCGAAGGCGAGGGTGTCCTTGAGCATGCCGGACTCCCACAAGGTCCCGTGATCCTTGTTCTTTTTCAGCTCCAGGGTGAGAGGTTGGAGGGGTTTCCAAGGGGTGCCGTCCGGCGCTGGACCGCCTTCACGTATGCGCTGCTTGGTGCTCTCGACCAGGTACTCGCCAAGGGTATTCAGGAGGCCGCTTCGTGCGCGAAGGCCGGCCTTGAGCTTGGCCAGGCCCTGCAGAGCGATCTCGTCCTGGATTGTCAGGGTGAGCCGCATGGAACCCATCGTCAGCGTCCATAGACAAGCCGGCCTCGCCGGTGGCCGTCGAGGTCCCGGCCCTGGAACTGGGGAAGGCAGATGAAGGCATCCAGAAGTCCCTTGCCGTTTCCCTGAGCCAGGAGAAGCAATCGCTTCCCCCCCACCTCCACGCCTTTCACTAGGCAATGACGCAGGACAACCTGGCCCGTGGCCTCGTCCTCCCAGAAGGCCGACCAGACCTCAAAGGGATCCTGGAGAAGATCTGGAAGCAACTCCACCGTGCGGACCGCCTCCTTTGAGAGGTGCAGCCCGAGGACCTCCGCATCCACAACCAGGGGCACTTGCCAGGGGCCGGTGCCGACCCGGAAAACCTTCTGGTCCCCGCCCAGGACCCGCTTAACTTCCTCCACGGCGCGCAGGTTCCTGCCCTTGGACACCGAACCCCGCGCCTCGTCCCAAGGCAGGGATGCCGGACGCTCCTGGCTTTCCCAGGTGCCCCGTGTGAGGATTTTCCACCCTGAAACGTCCGGCTGGGGCTCCGCGATCCACCGTGACCAGTTCGCACCGGGAGCGTAGCCCCAATCCGGGTCCACCCCCTCGGGGACCCGGATGGTCCGCTCCCCGTAGGGCACGTCCCGAAAGCGTTCTGGAGGGGCTTGGTCGGGTCCGGTTTTCCCCATGCCCTCCAGGTCCACGGCGTCCGTGGCGGTCCAGTAGCAGGTGCAACCCCAACCGTTGGGGGTGTAGTGAGTCTGGATCCAGGGATCGTCCCAGCGGAGCGTGATCCCGTCCCAGGAGAGGTGGAGGGGGCGTGGTCGCCGGGAATCCCCATGATGGTAAGTCCAGTGCGGGTGCGTATCCCTCATGGCCATCAACTGGTGGTACCGGCCGGCGGCATACGCGGTTCGGACGTTGGTCTCATAGATCACCCGGGCACGCCAGGCCGTGCCCTGCTTGGGATCCCACTTTCCCTGGATGGCCCGTTCGAAATCCGCTTGGAACTGGGCCAGGGGCGTGCCCTCCTTCAAGGCTTTCAGGACGAGGCCCTGGACATCCGTGAGGACATCCTGGCGGGTGACGCCCGCGATGACGAAGGCCCGGTCATGCATGGCATGGACCAGGTCGGTGTAGGCCTGGGAGGGCAAAGACTGCTTGGCCTGGAAGTAGGTGATGGCCTTCTTGAAGGTGAGGCGTCCGACCTGGATCTCCTGGTCCAAATCACCGGCCACGGCTGACCTCGAAGCGCCCCGCCAGGGCAGCGGCGGTCATGGCCGCCGTGAACAGCTCCGCGAATCCCGCGTTGTCCATGGCGGGATACAGTTCCAAAAGGCCGTCCCGGATATCCTCCAGGCTGGAAGCGCTCATCACCAGGCGCCGCACGGGTTCCAGGAGACGGACCAAGGAATCCTGGGCCAGGGATTCCAGTTGGTCGGTGAGGCGATCCGCTGGATCAGTGGACTCGGCCACTCGGGCATGGGCGGCGCAGTGGGGGCATCCCCGGCGAACCTGGGCTGCCTCGGCGGCCTGGATTTGCGTTCCGTTTGGCGCATCGCCCCCGCGTGGTGCCACGGCCTGCGGTACGAGAAGGTCCACGTGCTTTCCTTCCGGAGGGTCCGGAAAGCCGAAGCGGTCCCGGACGACGCTTTGCTCCACCTTGAGGCCCAGAGGAACCAGCTTGGCCAGGCTGTCGGCGAGGAGCGCCAGGTCCTCGGGCTCCTCCACATGGACCCGCAGCTTGGGGTAGCGCTGCCTTGGACCGCGGTTCAAGTCGATGATGGGCCGAACCAGGTCCCGGTTGAGGGTGAAGGCCAATTGGCGCGCGTCGGCCTTCAGGAGGTCCAGGCGGACCATGTTGTGGACCTGCCCCAGGGCCATGGACCCCCCGCCGCCCCGGGTCTGCCCCGAGGTCAGCGTCTGGCCGAGGACAGCCAAGGTCACGCGCTCGTCCAGGTACCGGAGGAGCTTCTCGTAGAGGCCGCTGCTCTCGCCCTTGCTGGCGGCCTGGACGAACTCGATGAGCATCCCTTCCGGGATCACGGCCGCCGCGTCGGTTCCAATGCTGGAGACGGCGCGGCGCAGCACCTCGATCTTGTCCTCGTCGATGCCCGCCGGATACTTCCCCACTCGAATGGGCTGGCCGAACAGCTCGCAGAACCCCACCCAGTCCTTAAGGACGTAATTGGCGAAGAGGTAGGCCCAGGCCGAGGCGCGGGCCAGGCCGCCCCGGATGGGGATGCCGCTCTTGAGCTTGGGGCGGTGGACGATGAACTTGTAAGGCGCCAGGGGCTGGGGCAGGCCCACGTCCCGGAGCAGGACCGTCCACCCGTCGTCCAGGGAGAAGAGGAACCACCGGGGGTCCCGCCAGGGGATCTCCTTGGGCACCCAGAGCTTGCCCTGGGTGTCCCAAAGGATCTCGCACACGGAAAACCCCTTGCCCAGGGCATCCAGGATGTCCGTCAGGACCTCCTCCACCCCTTCCTGGAGGATCACCTCCCGGACCAGGTCGGCGTCCGCCTGGTCTTCGGCGGCGTCGCTCGCGGCCTCCACGGTCAAGGGGAGCCCGGCGCAGGCCAGCTTCCGGGTCTGGAGCTGGGCGCGGTAATTGAGGTCCTTTTCCTCCATGTCCTGGGCCAAGGCCAGGTATGCCAAGGGGTCGCCGTGCTCCGACACCCGCAGGAGCCGCCCCAGACTCTGGGGCGTCAGGCCCGTGCTGGGATGTTCGGCCACAATTTGGCGCACGGAGGTAAGGCTGGGGGCGGCCAGTTCCTCCTTCAGGAGGCGGAAATCCACCGGGTTTCCCGTGGCATCGTAGAGGGTCGCCATCACCAGGCTCCTTTGAGTTTCCGAAGTTCGGCCCGGAAGCTGGTCTCTCCCGGCTTCCTTACCGGCTCGTAGGCGTAGGCCCCGGCCCGGGAGACCGCCAGCTTCCAAAGCATTTCCAAGGCGTCCGGACCATCGTCATGGTCGGCCTTGGGCCAGTGGCGGAGCTGCTGGAGGAGGGTGGTCAGACTCGGATGGAAGCGGATGAGGCCGTTGACGACATGGGGTTGGAGGGATTCGATGCGCAGGTCCTTGTCCGTGTGGGGGATGACCGGGAGGGCCAGGACCGGGATCCCGCGCTGGGCGCTGCGCTTGACCAGCTCCGTACGCAGGAATTCCTGGAATTGGACGGCCTCGAAGGCCCAGGCCTGGCATTTCCAGCGGGCCTGGGCGGCGATGACGTCCTCGATGATCCGATCCGGGAGCCGCTTGGCGATCCGGGCCTCCACCACGTCCAGGATGCCCGTGGAGCGGTCGAAGCCCCCCACCAGGATGGCGGAGGGGTCGCGCCGGTTGCCCAGCCGGCCCAGGGAGGGATCACAGGCCCCCACGAAGACCCACCGGGGCAGCTCCTCCACCCAGTAGACCACCTGGGCGAAGGGGGCATCCTCCAGGCTCAAGGGGTCGTTCTGCAACTCCGAATCGAAGCTGGCGTGGCCGTCCCGAGCCCGGATCTCCATGAGCTTTTTGAGGGGCCGCATGGCGGTCCAGGAGACGACGGCCCCTTCCTCCAGGTCCTCCCGGTGGGCGGCGTAGAACACCTCTGCGGCGGGCGCGCCTTCGTTCCGGAAAACCTCCTCCCAGCGCTCCCATAGGTCCATGCGATGGGGCCACTGGATCACGGCCTGGAACTTCCGGTTCTCCCAGAGGGGGTTCTTCAGGAGGCGGGCCAGGACGGAGTCGTAGTGGAGAATGGTCCCGATGACGATCACGTCCAGGCTGTCGTCGGGGGGGCCCAGACGAAGCACGGTCTTCTTGAGCCAACCCTCCAGCTTGTCCCGCTGCTCTGGGCTGCGAACGTTCTCGTCGTTCTCCAGATCGTCGCAGACCACCAGGTCCGGCCGGTGGGGGCCATGGCGCAGGCCACGCATGCGTTTTCCGGAGCCGAAAGCCTGGATCTTGACGTTGTTGGCCGTGACGATGACCCCGGCCTGCCAGACGCGCCCTTCCCCGCAGGAACCTGGGAAATCCAGCTTCAGGCGGGGATTGGCTTCCAACTCGACCTTGATGGCCTCCAGCATGGTGGCCGCCTGGTCGAAGGCGTCCATGATGACCGGGATGTAGTGCTTCTGGTCATGGACCACGCACCACAACACGAAAATCTGGGTGACGAGGGTGCTCTTGGCTTCGCCGCGCGGCGCGGCCAAGGCCAGTTTTCCGCCCGCTTTGGCGCGGGCCAGGCGGGGAAGCCGCTCGAAAAGCCACTCGTGCATGACGGAGGGCCTGGATGAGCAGTAATGCGGAAAGTAGGTCCTTGCGAAGAAGGCCAGGCTACGGGCGGCCTCCCGCTTGCGTTCGGCCTGGGCGTGGGGATCCGGGTCGAAGCCGTCCACCTTGGCCTCGATCTCCTGGCGCAGCTCCGCAGCCAGAGCCGATAGCCCGGCGAGGAACTCGCTCTTGGAGAGGCCCTTACCCATAGACCTTCACCAGCTCCTCTCCGAAGGGTTCCAGCACCTCCATGAAGGCCGCCGCATGGGCCGGGAACCGGTCCCGGACGAACTTGGCCAGGAGCTGGAGCACCTCGCTGGCCACGGCCAGGCGGTTCAACTCGGGGGCGCTCTTCTGGATGGCCCGGATGGTCTTGGTATAGGCGTCCGCCAAGCGGCTCATGGCCTCGGCCTTCTCCATGGGCTTCAGCTTTTCCCGGCTGATCTCGTCCAGGGAGGTTTGGAAAAGCTTCAGGAACTCCTCCAGCACCACCCGGCTCACCGCCTCGGCGCCTTCTCCCGCCAGAAGGGAGGCGGCCCGGGCCTTGTCCCAATCGTCGCCTCCGTCCAGGGCCTCCTGCTTCCACCGGGAGGCCGTGCGGGGGCTGATCTTCAGCTTCTGGGCCGCCTGTTCCAGGCCGAGGCCGTCATGGACGTACAAGGCCCGGGCCTTGTGCTTCACTTCCGGGCTGTGGGCCATTCACGACCTCCGGAGGATGCCCTTCACGAATTCCACGCAGACCGTCATGCACAGGCCGGCGGCGGCCCCCATGACAGCCGTGCGGTTCTCCGTCTTGCGAAGGCGCGCGTCCATGGCGTCGAGCTTCCGGCCGTGGGCGATCTGGGCCTCGTGGATCATGTCCAGCTTGCCCTTCATCTCGCCCAAAAGCTGGTCGCTGCATCCCTGGGGACAGAGGGGGCGAGGAGGGGGCGGGGTACGACGGCTCACCGGTCCTCCTGAGGGGCATTTCCCTGGAGGCGGCCCAGGAGGTCGGTCTTGCGGTCGGAGCCCGAGGAACTGCCGAAGTAGTAGCCCACCACCCCCGTCGTCCAGGCGGTGCCCAGGGAGCCCACCAGCATGAGGAGGACGTTCTTGGCGGCCTCGTTCTGCTGGGGCAGGCCGAATTTCAGGATGAAAGCCAGCGTCCCGAAGAACCCCACGGTGATGGCATAGGCGAGGATCTGGTTGGTGTGGTCCTTGACCTGGATTTCGCGGTTCCGAGCGGAGTCCCGGTCCTTGAAGGCGATGTCCTCCAGGTCCACCAGCTGCTTGTAGCCCATGGCCTGCATGCGCTCCATGTGCTCCGCCTCGGCCTTCTGGAGGGCGAGGAACTGATCCCCGGTGAGGGAACCCGCCGCCGCCATTTCGGCGGCCTTCTGGGCGTTCTGGAGGGAGGGCTCCATCCCTGTGGCCTTGCAGATCGCCTCCACGGCAAGGCCGGCGCCCGGCCCTCCCAGGGTGGTGGCCAGCCAGGGGGCCACCTTCCCGATGGTGCCCTTCCAATCGAAGCTAGACATGGAGCACCTCCAGGAGCCCGACGACGCAGGCGTTGAATTCGTCCCATCCGTTGGGGAGGCCCGTGGCGTGGTTCACGCCATTCCACCGCTTCCGGATGGAAAGCCACTCGTGGGCGTTGGCCAGGCGCTCGATGCCCTTCTCCTTGAAGAACAGGGCGAAGATTTCCGCCGCGTTGTCCGGGGCCAGGGCCTGGTCGGGGTCGGCCACCAGATCCACGTGGATGAGGTCCCCATAACGGAGGTAGTTGGCGCGGCCGGTGAGCTGCGCGAATCCCCGTCCGTGGAAGCGCGCGCCATCGCCCGGCTCGGTGTTGCCCAGGTCCTGGCGGCCTTCGTAGTGCTTGGTGAAGTAGGCGGGACTGCCGGCTTCGTGAACGGGCTTGAAGGAACGGGCCGTCTCGATGGCGATGGTCGCGGCAGCGGCCACTTCCGCCAGGTCCCCCTCGATGTCGTGCTGGCGGAGGGCGTAGAGGATCCGGGGCCAGGCCGTGGCCACGTTGGAAAGGGGAGCCCTGCAGATCCGGGCGATGTCGTTGGGGGTGAGGGGCATGGGGGTTCCTCGCAAGGCAGGCCCTGGGCGCGAGACCAAAGGCCTCGGCGTCATGGAAGAAAGGTTTCCTCGGGAAAACCAGTCAGGAGGCCCGAGGTGGGAAGGGTGCGGAGTGGTTCAGCTCGCGGAACCGAGGTCCATGGGGAGGAAGGGTTGGACGGCCTTCTGCCGCCGGGCCAGGCGCGCGGCACGAATGATCTGCCGGATGCGCTGCTCGGAGAGGTTGAATTCCCGGTTGAGCTGGATGAAGGTCCACCCGGCGGCGAAGTGCTCGTAGATCAGGCGGTCCCGGCTCGCCTGCTCCAGGTGCTCGGCCTTGGGGATGTAGACCTCCTGGCCTCCCCAGAACTTGCGCAGGTATTCCGTGACCGCGAAGGCTAGGTCCGATGCCTGCTCGGCATCCATGCCCCGACCTTCCAGCTTTTCCGCCAAATGCTCGCCCAGATCCGTCAGGATCTCCGGGTATTCCACGGCCATGCCTGCCTCGCTTCTCAGGATGGAAATATCTGCTTCCGGAAAGGAATGTCCGAAGGAAATCACGTCTCCGGCTTGATCCAAAGGCATTCGGTCCGGCGCGCCTTCGGATCGCGGGTGCGGCTCTCCCGGCTCAACCGCCGCCAGCCCCGATCCTCCAGTTCCTTCCGGTAGAGGTCGGAGGGGTAGCCCGAGAGGACCACCTTGCCCTGGACGTCGCGCAAGGCGTCCAGCAGCGCGAGGTGCGCCGCGTCGTCCATCTCGAAGGCATAGCCTTTGTTGCTGGTCCGGGTGGTGGCCACGTAGGGCGGATCGCAATAGAAAAGCGTGTTGGGACCGTCGAATCGCCGGATCACGGCAAGCCCCTCGTCGTGCTCGAACTGGACGGTTCGGAGCCGCTCGGCCACGGCCAGCAGGCGTTCCTCCTGGCCCCAAAGGGGAATGAATCCCTGGCGGCTACGAGCGTTGGCCCGCCACCCCGTGGGGCGGTCCGTGGAGCCCATGTAGCTCATTCAGCACCGCAGGAAGAACCGGCGCGCCGCCTCCAGCTCATCCTCGCAAGGCTGCCAGGCCAATTCGTATTCCTGCCGGGCCCAGGGCGTGGCCTGGATCAGGGGCAGGAGTTCCTGGGGGCGGGACCGAAGCACGCGCCAGAACCCCACCACCCCCGAATCCAGGTCGTTGTAGACCTCCACAGGGCTGGGCTCCTTTCGCAGGAGTACCGCCGCGCCGCCGCCGAATGGCTCCACGTAGGTGGTGTGGGGCGGAAGGTTCTGGATCACCCAGGGCGCGATGGTCCATTTGGAGCCCTGGTAGTGGAGCACGGGGCGGGTGATGGCAGAAGGGGAGGCCGTCGTCATGCCGAGAGCATCCCCCTCTCGGGGATGCGCCCGTCTGAAAGCCCTTCAGGAGATTTCCTCAGACCTTCGGAAGATCCAGGAAGAAAACAGGACGCATGGGCATCAGCGCACGGTCCTCCTCGTTCAGCTTCTCGTAGAACTGCTGCCAAAGGGTAATAAGCCGTTTCCCATCGATCAACTCGATATGCTTTTGGCTGCCTCTGGTCTCCACCATTGCGTCCGCCGTGAAGCCTTCGGTAGATACGAAGACTCCGACCTCGCTGCTCTCGTGTAGGACCCCTTTCAAGGCCCGAAGCTCCTGGGCGGTCGCCTTCGTTTCCCGGTGCTTGCACTGCACCTTGATGCGGGGCAGCGTAGCCCCGATGGGGTCCTTGTAGGCAATGACATCCACTCCGCCATCCGGTTTATTCGATGGGGCCACGAATGGTGTGTGATAGCCCATGCCTCGGAGCAAGGCCGCCACGAGCTTCTGGAAATCCCACTCGTTCATGTTGTCCAGGAAAGCCTTGAATCCTTCCGTCGCCTTGCTTTCCATGTCCTCAAGCACCAGATCGGCTTGAGGCATGGTCTCGATTTCGATTTCTTCCGGTTCATCTTTGGTCGGACGGGTCTTTTTCCATTTGGCGTACCCTTCATCGACCTGATGCAGGAGAACAAGGTCCGGGAGGCCCATGGCCACCTCCCCCTGGGGGGTCAGGTACCAGATCCCCTTTTCTTTTACCAGGAGTCCTGCCTTGCAAAACCCGACCGAGAACCAATGGAAAATCGCCTTCCAGCGTATGCCCCCCGAGCCAAGGGTGGCCTTGGCATAGTCGTCAAGGGTGACCCGCTGCTCGACCTGGACCACCACCTCGCTAGAAGGTAACTGGCCTCCAGCCTCCTTCATGGCAACCATGGCAGCCTTCATCAGCCTCACTCCGAGGGCTCGGGACGGAGGGAGGGGGCGCGGTTCAGGATTGTCGTTGGGCATTTCGGATCCAAGGAGGGGGATGAAGCATTTTATCCACCGCCACTTCTTCCAGATAGGCCCACAAACGGTGAGGGTGTCATGGTCGTCCATGAAGCCCATTCCGCCTTTCACTTTCCGCGCTGCCTGCGGGCGTCGTACACCAGGGCTGCCACGATCCTTCTCAACTGATCCGGATCGCACCATTGGATCAGGTCGACCTTGAACATGTGCTTGGCCAGCGCGTTGGCATATTCCTCCGGGCGCTCCCGCTCCCCGAGAAGGGATTCGATCTTGTAAAGCAGGCGCGCCTTTTCCTGCCTCGGGGTCGGGGGGGGCTCGGGTCGGCATTGTTGCGGCGTCTGTGCGCGCAGGTGGCTCATTTCCCGGATGACGGTCCATCGCTCCTGGTTGGTCATGTCCGCCGCCGAGGACTTCCCGGTGAGGCCCACCAGGAGTTCCCGATAGGTTTCGTCGTCCAGGCCGAGCTGCTTTTTGACGAGATGGATTCGCGCCAGGTCCCGCTGGCGGAGACGAGCTGCGTTCATTGGTAAGTTCTCCTATCTTCTTTCCTGGGAATGCATAGACTTTGACGGGGGTCGGCCGTGTACAAACTGGCGGTTTTCGTGATCGAGACCATTGGCGACAGGATGGCCAAGGCCGCCATCCTGGACGTCTATATCTGGACGGCGTGCTGTATTGCCGGGGCAGCCGTCTTTATGGCGTATTTCTTCAAAGCATTGTGGGAAGCCATCCGAGAGGAAATTCGCGGATTCTAAATCCCGTTTTTAAATCAAGGTTTCGTGGCCTCCTGTGGACGTAGAGGCCTCTTTCGCATCAGGCGCCGGAGTTTTCGCTCTGCCTTAAGCTGGCGATGACGAACCGTTTCCCGCGACACACCCATAGCCACGGCCAAAGTTTCCAGGCTTGAAGGTGAGGTCCCTTCCAGCCCGTAACGAAGAACAAGGAGAGCCCGGTCCTGCTTGGCCAGCTTCCCGAGGGCCATCTGGAGGTGAGTCGCAAGATCCCGGGCCTCGGCTGCATCCTGGCCCCCTTCCTCGTCACCGACCAATAGGTCCACCCAGGCGCCATCCTCCTCCGAGCCCACCGGTAGGTCCAAGCTGGCGCAAGGCGGCAGTTTCCCGGCCTTTCGAAGGGCCTCCCTGGTCCTGGCAGGGATGGAAATGGCATCCTGCCCCAGGGCCAGCAGCATTCTTTGCTTGATCCACTTCGCGGCAAAGGTGAGATAACGAGCCCCGTGGGACGGGTCGAACCGCCGCGCTGCCAGAAGCGCCCCGAGGCTCCCTTCCTGGATCAAGTCATTCAGGGAAAGTCCCAAGGATTGGGCTGGACCTTCCAGGCGCTTCGCCTGCAGAAAGATGTAGCCTCGCACTGTGAACACGACGTCTGGGTCCAGACCTTCCTGGGGCGACCAGGTGTAGAAGCGGCCCTGGACGTTCACCAGGACGGGGAGAGGCATTGCGGTGCAAGGTTCCATCGTAATTTCCATGGCTGCTCATCAGCGCGGGGCCGCCACGCCCCACGGACGCGCCCGGGAGGCGCGTTTCGCATGGGATCAGGCGGTCTTGCGGTTGCGGGCGTTCCGGAAGCTTTCCTCCAGCCGCTCCCGGTTCAGTTCCACGAAGAAGCCGTCCTTTTCGTTCCGCTTGGCGCCCGCCGCCTGAAGCTGGGTGTCGTCCAGTTTGCCCAGCTCGGCCTTGGAGACGGTCTTCTTGACGTTCACGCACTGGGCAAGGCCCAGGCCCTCCAGGTGCTCGACGGTGCATTTCCGGGTCAGGCTGATCTCGGTGGACCGCCGCCAGCCCAGGGTCCCGAAGGGAAGATCGATGCTGCGCTTCTCACCATCGGGGAACAGCTCGTCCTTCTCATGGGTGGCGTAGGCTTCCAAGGCTTCCAGGAGCTTTTCCCGGCGGGTGACCAGGGGTTCTTGGCGTTCTATCAGGGCCTTCTTAAGATCCTCGATCTGCTGGGCCAGTTCGGCTTGTTCCTGCTGGAGCCGGTGCTCCAGGGAGCCGACCTCGTGGAGGGCGCTGTGGGCCTGGTCCAGGCTTCGGATGATGGTGGCGGCGGGCTTGATTCGGGTGGCCATGGTGCCTCCTCTGGGAAGGTGGGGTGGTGGGGGACGAGAGAGAGGCCGGGCACGAGGACCCAGCCGGCCTTCGAAAATCGAAGGGGCAGTGTTCAGCGGGAAAAGGCGTTCACTTCAACTGGAACGTTTCACCCGTATTGGGATCGAAAACCCGCTTCTGGCGGCGGTTGAACTGGGGAGCCTGGGGACCGGTGTTCAGGACGATGACGTACCGGCTCTCGCCCGTGGTGACGGGCCATTCCGAGGGAGCCCGGCGGGAAAGGCGCATCAAATGACCGCTCTTCTCAAGGGCCCGCAGGTATTCCTTGGCATTCAGGGCGGCATTGGTCTCGGGCCCGCGTGCGGCCAGCTCCAAAAGTTCGGACACGGAGGCCTTTTGGGCGAGGCGGATGGCCCTCCAGATCCGGGAGCGCAGGCTCGTGCCTTCGGTCTCCATGACCCGGGGACCGTTGGGACCGGAGGTGATCTCGTTCCCCGCCTCCAGGAAGGCCAGGCCCTCTGTGGTGGCCTTGACCCGAAGTTCCCCCCGGCGCTCCGCGTACCCGCGACGAACGAGGGTCCGGATGGCGGACTTGACCTGTTCGTGGTCCAGGCTCGTGGCCTCCTCGATCTCCTGGTTCCGGACGACGCCCAGGCACTGACCCAGAACCGCGAGAACCTGCTGACTGGTCGTGGTCATTGGGCCACCTTGAGCTTGGTGATGCGCGGCTTGCGGGCCTGCCAGTCGTAGGTCAGCTCCTGGCCGTCCATGTCCGCCTTGGAGAGGGTCTTGGCCTTGCTTTGGCGGGCCAGGCGCTCGCAGACGGCCAGGGCGTTCATGACTTCCCTCATCCGCCCCTTGGTCTGGACCTGGATCTCCCGCACCAGATCCTCTTGCAGGGTGACGCCTTCCAGCAGCTCCTTGGCGGTGGTGGCGATGTCCTCCACGCTGGCTGGCTGGAAGTGGACGACGACGGCCACCCGGCTGGAAATTTGGGGGTGGCGGGCGATCTTCGCCTGGGCCTGGTCCATGCCCACCATCACCACCGGGGTTTCCAGCATGTCCGTGAGGTCCCGGAGGGCTTCCAGCACGCGTGAATCCACGACGGCGTGTTCGATCTCGTCCAGGATGATCACGTAGTTCCGGCCCTTCATGCGCTTGACCACGTCCCGAAACATCTCCTCGCAGAATTTCGTGGGCACGCCGCCCAGCTCCTGGAGAAGGTCCGAGAGGAACCAATGGCGGGTATACCCGCTCTTGGCGCGGAGGTAGATGGCGTCGGTGCTCTGGGTGGAATACCAGAGAAGGGTCTGGGTCTTGCCATAGCCCGGTTCCGAGGTGACCACCATGATGCAGGCCTCCGGTGCCGCCCGCTTTTCGAGGGCGTCCAGGCCCGCCATGAAGCGGTGCAGGTTGCTGAGTTTGACGAACTGGCGTTTCAAGGGACCTCCTGGGAGGGTTGGGTGATGGGACGTCAAGCCGAGGCTGAGACCGCGTCCTCGCGGCCGAGCCAGGTGCGGAAGAGGGGATCTTTCTTGAGGCGGGTCTGGACCTCGGCCAACTCCTCCGGGTCCGCTTCTCCGGGGTGATCCAGGATCCAAAGGGCGTATTCCTTCCCATCCTTGAAGAAGGGCCGGCGGCGGCCTTCCGAGGGATCCTGGGCCTCTGGAGCCTCCGTATCCGAGGTCTCGGCGGAATCCTCCATTCCGAGCTTCCGGAGCTGCTGGGCGCTGATTGCCAGGGTCTGGGGGGTGACGTCCTCGATGCTTACGGGGGCGGGAGCCTCGGCCGGGAACAGGCGCTCGGCCTTTTCCTCCAGGCGCTTGAGCTGACCCTGGAGCCTGGTGTAATTGGCCTGCTCGATCACGCTCTCCGGGAAGTAGCGGGTGGCGTTGGCCTCGAATCCGGCCTCGCAGATGAGGATGCCCTCCTGAGTTCGGACCCAGACCCGGGCGGCATCGTGGACGTCATAGGCCACGCGGACCTTAACGCCGTCCCATTCGGTCAATTCCCGGGAGAAGTAGGTGTTCCCGAAGAGGTTCAATTCCCCCCGCTGGACCGTGCGGATCTCCTGGGGCATCAGCTCGTCCAGGTGCTCCACCGTGGCCTGGGCCGTCCAGCCCTTGGTCTCGAAGCCTTGCCAGGTCTCCAGGGGGGTCAGGTGCCGGACCCGCCGGGTCGCTTCGTCCCGGAGCCGCCCGAGGGTGGAATGGGGACGGGCGTTGTAGGCCGCCACGGCGGCGTCCACGAAGGCCAGGAACGCCTCCCAGGGAAGGAGGGCCGGGGAGTCGTCGACCTTTCGGGTGTGCTTGTAGACGATTTGCTTAGCCTGGCTGCCCGGCGTCAATCATTCTTTCCAGCGGCGACATTCATTTCTCCCCGC